CACCGGGAAGGGTGATTATTTCAAAATCAACGCCTATATTAATTATAAATGCGTCTCTAATGCCAATAGAATCATTGATCATTTTATATTGAGACAAATATGTATTTAAATTTCTCTTTAAAGCATCAGAAGCATTTGTTAAATTCTTATTATTATTATAAGATAATACGTACAAATCAATTGTGCTTATAGAACGTGAAGCTGCATTTGGTTTAGTTGCATATACTTTAGCTACAGTACCATATTCTGATGGTAAGCTTAATGCTCTTATAACATAATCATCAAAAGTTACGTTTCTTAATTGACTTTGGAAACTACCTAATGAATTTTGTCTTAATTCATTTATATCATCGCCATCAGAACCACCTGAAGCTGCTTCGGGGTTTGTAACTAATAATGTTCCAAATATTTGATTTGCAAGGTTAGGGTCAGCTACTTCTGAACTGATGAAAGTAGTGGTTGTTGTATTTAAATTTCGAATTGAATTAGCTTGAGCATTAGCATTAACACCACCACCAACAAGATATCTAACATTTAATGTAGTGTTAGAAGGAGCAATACCATAAGTATTTGTAAAAATAAAGTTTGTTGGTGCGTAAGCTGTTGTTAATTTACTTTGATTATCAGGTAAACCAATACCAACGTTATCTGGGTTAGGGATAATAACTTCAGTAGTATCACTTGGATTTCCTGAACCAAATTGGATTTGTAAATTTGTTTTATCTAAAAATCTTGTAGCAAATCTATTTTGAACAGATTTAATTCTTAACAAATTAGCAACATCTGGGTCTTGAAGATAATTAGGATCATTAGGATTTGCATTATCTATAGACTCATAAATAGCATCTTGAGCTAAATAATCTACTTCATACCATTTATCTCCTGTTGTAGCATCCGTAATATCTAAAATTCCAATAATATTAGTATCAGTAATTGTTCTTGAATCAAAAGGAACAGGTGAAGTAAAAGAAAAAGATGTTGATTTAATTGTAGCAGAAATTGCTTTTCTTATTTTCTTTACTAAAAAATATGTAGGTACACCACCTGCAGTTTCATAAACGGTTACTTCTGTAGGGTCTGTTGAACTACTAAAAGCAAAATTTACTTTATCAGTTATCAAAAATTGTAAAGAAGAATTTAAGTTAGATGATACTGTTGTATTTGCTGGGATTTGTAATGCATAGGTATAATCAGGAACTTCAATACTTGCAGAAGTTATTGCTGGAAGTTGTTGATAGATTTCTAATACAGCTGTTGCAGCATTTGTTGCTTTTGGTTTATATCCTAACATGTAAGCCAAATCATATAAATTTTGAGTTTGGCGAGAATATTGGATAAAAGTTTCTTGGAATTGGTTATCTGTATAGAATGATAGAACATCACCTACATAAGCTGCCATTTCCATAAACATCATACCTGGTGATGCTGGTGTAAAATCATTATATGTGTTTGGAAAATATGTTTTAGCATAATTAATAAGACTACTTCTTAAAGAAGTAAAGTCTCTATCAACATATTTTATATCTCTTCTAACAGCCATTTTATATTATAATATTAATTTCGTCTTGTATCCCAAAATTTGTTACTTGGTATTTTATTGTAATGTTTACTGTATTAGAATCTTCATTTAGATTAACATCTAATTGAGCAATTCCTACAAAAGGAAAATATTGACTAATTTCATCAGATAATATTTTTTTAATATAATCACTGGTTAGACTGTCCATATTTTCAAATATGAGTCTTTTTAATCCACTTCCAAAGAAAGGATTAAATACTCTTTCTCCTTGATCTGTAGAGAAAAAATTTAATAAATTATTTTTAACAGCTTCTCTTGTTGTATAATTAGATTTAAAAACACCAGGAGCATTGAATGGAATATCAACTCCTACTGCTTTTCTATCAATCGAATCGATTGGAAATCTATTTTGAACAATTATTGCCATTTATTATTTATTCATTAAAGCCATTATTTGGTCTAATCCAACACTTCCCTCAGGTAAAGCACCATTGATAGTATCTACTGATTGAGGTTGGAAATTACCAGCATATTGAGAGTTAGCTACTCCTCCGTTTTGCATTTCTTCTAATAAACCACCAAACATAGCGCGTCTTTCAGCAGCATTTAATTGTTTTGGTTTTTCAATGTGTGGTTGTGCATAAGTATCTCTTACAGATTCAGTCACAACTGTTTTAGGAGCACGAACTGCTTCCAAAAGGATATCTTTTAACTCCTCTTGAATAGCTTCTCTTACAGCTTCTTTGATTAAAGTTTTAAGTTCTGTAGTTTTCATCACGTTATAAATATTAAATTAATAAGCTTTTAAATTATCTCTGTCAATTATTAGTTTGAGTTCTGTAACTAGAGTTTGAGCATTTGAAGTAAATGATAATTCTGTTTGAATCATAGGAACACCACTAGGTGAATATCCAACTGCTCTTCTTCTTGTTACTGTAGGGGTATATGGGACTTCTTCAATTCTTATATTAAATCCTTGATAAGAACTAAGATCATAATTATTATAATTATTTATTCCATATTCAGTATATTGTTTAGTTACATCTGAAAGTGATTCTATATCTTTTTGGTCTTCAGGAGGAAGACATTGTTTAAGTTTTGCTGAAATGTTTTCTATAATAGCAGCAGCATTTCTACAACCTAAAGAAAATACTGAAAGGGAAACTGCTAATCCATTTACACCCGCAATTATAGGGGGTAATTTTGGACTTCCATCATTAGTATATAATAAAATATTATTAAAGTAATCCAAATCATCTAATGCCGAAACAAGTGCTCCTGGAATAACTGGGGTTATTTTAGCAGCTGCTGAGACTATAGGAATAGTTGTTTTTAATACTGTAGATATTTGTTGAATAGTAGATGCCCCAGTTGCAATTATTTGACTAACACCTGCTACTTTATTTACACCTTCAGCTGTATTATTTAAATCTTTAACAATATTGTTAAAAGTATCTAAAGCGTTTTTTGTTATATTTGGTGAAGGACACAAATCAACGTTTTCACCAATATAATCATTAGCTAATGATAATAAACTTGGAATTAGTAAAATACTTAATTTTTTAGCTTGGGCAGTTATAACAGGGTTTAATTTGCTAGGTCCTTTAGGTTTTTGATCTGAAGGAGTGTTGTTTTGGATGGTTTCTTGAGTTTGGTTAAGATCATTTTTTCTAGTTTCTGCCTCAGTTTTAGCAGCATCTCTTTCTGCTTTTAATTTTGCTCTAGCATCCTCAGTTTCTTTCTTTTTTTTATCTCTAAAACTTTTTAAATCTTGATTATATCCTGTGTAATTTGGGTCTTTACTATTTTTTAGTAATTGATCAGATTGTTGTTTTTGGGCAAAATCTTTAGCAGCCTTCTTAACATCAGAAGTTTTTGAATTTAAATCTGATGCTGTTTTGATTAAATTACTTGCTTGAGTTGGAGAAATAGCCATTATATAGTAAAATTATCTTTTGAAGTAATATTTTGTAAATCTTTCTGAAGTAAATTTAAAGTATTATTTACTGTAGATGCCATTGCATTTAAAGGGGCTAATGGGACTCCAGCAGGTGTTCCTACTAAAGTTTGACAAGTAGTCATAAATACTTTTAAAGATTCAATTAATTGATCTAATAAATCAACTGTTTGATTACCTAAAAGTAAAGGTTCATCTGCATTCTTATCTCCTAAATATATTTTACTACTTTGAATAACAGCTGTATCTGTATCCACATTAAAACTTTCAACTGAGTTTAGATTGATTGATTTATTTGAGCTTAAAAGAATATGATCATTAGAACTATTAAATACTAATCTCCCAGATGTTATAATAATTTGACTTCCACTATATTGATTAGGAACTATTGGAGGATTAGATTGGTAACTTGTATAATCCGTTGAAGAAGCATTTAATGGTAATTGTTGTGTACTACCAAAATATATTGAACCTAAATCTTCGTTAATTTCTTCAATAGTTGGTATCCAAGCTTCTGTTTCAGTTGGAGCTTGACCATTTCTTAGAATTAAAATAGGATCTCCATTTTCCCCAACTTGTGACCATGGATTTTCATTTAAAACAGTTGAACCAAAACGAATACTATGACCCCATCTTCCTTCATAAATTATATCTCCTTCATAAGGTTGAAGATATTTAATATTATCTCTTTCAACAAATGTATTTCCTAAATTAATTTCTGGTTCAGGTGCATCTGAGTTTGTGGTTGCTCCTGCTTGGGCTCTTTGATAGGAAACATTTTTTGGTTGTGGAGAAGATTGAGCATTAAATTCAACAAGAGGATCAGGAAACGCGTTTTGATGTAAAGTATTCCAAAGATTAATAGGTTGAAAATAATAGTAATCTGTTTGGTTTAAGTCTACATTTCGAGGATCTTGAGTTTTAGTAGAAGGAAATGACACAACATATGCTATCTCATTTAATAAAGGTACTTGTCTTATATTAGCAAATAACGGTTTTGCAAAATTATAATTTTCAGTTAAATTATCTTCAAAATCCTCACTTACAGGAACAGTAGGGTTAGTAAAAGAATCAAATAAAATACCACCTAAAGTATCATATCCCCCATATTTATCAAATAATTTTGGCAAATCATTTTTTATACTTTCAGGATTTAAAAAAGTAAAACGAACTCTTACAGGTTGAATAACAAATTGTCCCTGTTGAGCAAATGAACTTCTATTATTTGCTTCTTGAGCCGCTAAACCAAAATCAACATATGCCATTATTTTTCTCCTTTTAACTCGTTCATTGCTGAAAGAAGTTGTTCTTTTTCTTCATCAGAAATAGTTAAAGTACCATCTGCTGTTTGAGTTTGCATAGCACGTTGAGCTAACGCTGCCATTTTAATTAATAAGTCATCATTTTTTACACTTATTTCCATATATTCTTTAATTAATGGAACTACAAGAGTAGCATCACCAATTTCTGAAATAAGTGGTTTTAACTCATTTATAAGAGCTGTGACTTGTTTATCTTTTTTCTGTTGGTTATTATAAATTTCCTCCAAAATGTCGGAAAATTTTTTCTTACCAAATATTACACTATCAAATTGTGACATAAATATACAATTTTGTTTCTAATAAATATTGAAACTAGAAATTTGTATATCCGTGTTCTAAATAAAAGACATAGTTTTCTTTAAAGATATCGTAAAGCTGATTAGCTATTTTAGTTATTTTGGGGGTCTTTACATCGACTTGTTCACGGATATAAATGTAAAGTGCTTTTTTATTAAATACATCTAGATTTTCTCGTTTGCGGAATAATTCTAGAATTGCATCTGCTATTTGAGCATCATAATCTTTGGGAAAAATTTCAAAAATATTTTCAGTACAATAGTGAGTAAATTCATCTATAAATTGAGATAATTTTTCATCATATGATCCTTCATCAATATTATAAGAATGATTTTCATCTTCTTCTAAAACCTCAATAGGAGCTGTATCAACACGTTTTTTATAATTTTTCTGATTTGAGAGAATCAAATAACGTTTTGCAATAGTTCCAAAGTATGAATATGCTTTTGCACCTTTTGATTGATCATACAAATGAATTTTAGAAAGAAGGAATGTAATTACTTCATGTTGTAAATCTTCAATATTATCTACTTCTGTATAGTAAAATTTAAAAGTATGAATAATATTTTCTGTTAGTTTAAAAAATCCGTAGTGAATTTTTTCTCTATAAATTCTACTTCTTTCTTCAGAATCCTCAGTATGGTTATATAATACAATAGCATTCTCAGTATCTTGGGTAAAGTATTGTACCCCTTTTTTCTTTTTCTTTACTACTACTTCCATTACTTTTCAACATTCTTGATGATAAAAGTATTTAGGATAGTCTGAATGCTTTGTATTTGTTGGAAGAAAAATCCTACTTCATCATCTGATTTAAAGCTACCTTTAACATCTATTTCTTGGATTTTTTTATCGGCGGCTTCTATGGTTTGAGAAATTTTATTTAAATAGGTCATATACCCTGCAAGTATATCTTCCTGTTTTTCATTTTTTCGTAGAAGGTTAAAGGTCGTGTATCCAAGGATCACGACCAATATACCTAAAATTATTGTAAGTCCTATCATAAATTATCTAATAAATTTTTAAGACCTTCATTTTTTAGTGAACCTAATGCTTTAGTTTGTTTACTATCTTTTGAAGGTTGTTTTTTATTTGACTCCAATGTAAAACCTTTTTTCTTAGTATCCAAGTTACCTTGTAATTTAGGTAACCACTCACGTTCAAACTCAATACGAGCAGCCATCAAATCTGCCTGGTGGACTATAAATGGAAGAGAGGTACGTGGTTTTTGTTCGGGCATAAAAGCCATAAGATATTTTTTATTACCCTCATCATACAAACCATCATGAGTTTGAATAGCAACCATTTCATTAAAAGAGTATTTAATATCATGTGCCTGGAGTAGGTATAAACCACGATCCGGGACCGAAGCAAAAGGAACTTTAGTGTTAAACATATAATCTTCACCAAGTTTATCTTTACGCCATTGATCAGTTTGAGGAACATATGATTCTTCATCTTCAGAACCCATTTTACCTAGATCATGATTAATAGCAGAGAATACAAGTTCTTCTTTAGTAAATGTATCCAAATCCGCACCCATTTCTCCCCACAATTTATGAAGATGAAGAGCACAAGTTATAACCCGATTAACATGTTCAATATACCCTCCAGGAAAAGCATTATGGTATTCTTTTTTATGAGCAGCCGGCATCAAAATAATACGGTCTTCATATTTTTCGTAAAACGCTTTGAGTGCTGTTTTACGTGGTTCAGAAATATGGTCATCAATAAAACCAATAAAATCCAACCAATTTTGTTGAATTTGTTCTGCTGTTAATTGCATAATATTAAAAACGATTTACTTCCCCCGGACTTAGAGGTTCTTGTTGAATAAATACTTTAGCATCATCAAGTGCTTCACGAAGAGTAATCAATACTTCTTCTACTTGTTCTCTTGAACCACCACGATTTAGGAATAGATGTAATTTCTCAACTTCTCCCTCGGCTCGCTCTAACCGTCTCATTATAATCTCTCTGTTTTTCATAACATTCTTTATTTTCTTTTTCTCTCGTATCCCCAATATAATATATAAATTCTGAGGTGCCAAGCTTAGTTTAAAAGTTCCTTAAGAAGATTTTGAATTTTTACAAGCTGCGCACATTTTTCATATTCTTCAAGTTCTTCAAAATACGAAATAGCAAATTTTACATAAGTAAGAAGATACTCATCGGCGTAATGTAATAAAGCATCTTGATGAGAGGAAACTTGAATATCAATTTTTGAAATCCAAAACCAAGCTCTATTGTAGACTACAAATTCTCCGGCTTGTTCAACATCATAAAGGTCTAATTCCTCATCCATCTGGGAGAAGAAATTCATTACCTTTCTATTAAATGTTTTATGATTATGGATAAGTTTTTTAAACATACCTACCCAGAATAAGGGATGTTCTTTAAAGTCTAATAAGGCATCAGCCATTTTAGCTTTTTCAGGTAAAGATTCGGGCTCTTCACCATTGAATAATCCAAATATTTTATCTGCATCCACGCGCATAAATATCGTATATAACTTTTTTATAGCGCTTATATTAAACGACCAACCGGGGATCGCAGAACCACGCGCAAATTTTTTGATAATA